CTTTCTTTTCTTTCTGTCTCTTTGCTTCTGCTTCTTTAGCAGCAGGAATTGTCTTCTTCTTAAGAGTTTGAAGATTTCTAGCACTCATTTTACGAGCTGCTCTCTCTTCATTTAAGTCTTGAGCAGAATCAATCACAAAATCAACAAAAGTATCGAGTCCAACTTCCTCAATGATTGCTTCTAAACCTTCCTCATTGATACCTTCTGCATAGAAGTACTCAGTAGCAGCTTCTATTTCTGGTGCATACTCTTCAGTTACTTCTACCATTTCAAGTAACTCACCACCCATCTCTTCCACTGCTTCAGTGAACTTAGGGTTGATAACTACCTTATTCTTTACCTTTTTTTCGGTAACTTCCTTCTCTGCCCTATCTTCTGGTTCAGCAACAATTTCAATAAGATCTTGAAGATCAGTTCTCCAATCAGATAAAGACTCTTTCTTTACCTTTTTACCCATTGCTTTCTTGATTGCTTTATCTTTGGAACCAAAATACTCATCCTTACCACTTTCTATCTTACCATCACCATCATAATCTTTAGCAGCCATCTTCTCACGGATTACGTGCTCATGCATATGTCCCTCTAGAATTTCCAACTCTTCTGCAGGAACACCTTCAACGATATACTTTTCAAACTCAACATCATAATGAGCAACGTTACCATTCTCATCGAGGTCATGCATTTCTGGAATACACTTTCCTATACCATACTCTTCATGCTTAACTTTAGACGCACAGTCGTGCTTTTTCTTTTTCTTACCATATCCTTCACTCTGATAACCTTCATAAGCATATCTATCATCAGACTTACTAGTGTCACCCTTTTTCTTTACTATGTCAGCAGCAATCTTCTTCTTAACATCTTGCTTTAAGTCTCTCTTCTTCAATGCACCCATAACTTCTTTAGTTTTGGTTGTTTCATAAGACTCACCGTGCATACCAGTGTGATATTTCTTACTCTTCCAGTTAGGATCATCCTTTTTCATCTTACTGCGTTCCCATGCAGCATAATCTCTCTCTTTCTTTGCACCTTCCTTATCACCTTTCATACTATCATAGGTAGCATCCTTACTACCTTTCTTTGCTCTATCATAATCTACGATAGCAGCAACAGTCTTATAAGTATCCTTTACATTAACTTCTTTCTTCTCCACAACATGCTCTTTTGATTCTTTATGTGCCTGTTTCTTATGCCAAGAATCAAGTGCATCTACAGGACGACCACCTTTTGCAAGAACAGATTGCTTATGCTTCTGAAACTCAGCAGTTTTCTTTGCAGATGCTGCTTTTTTATCATCAGAATCCTTTTTCTGCTTGGCAACATTAGCCTTACTGATACGATCTATCCTCTCAGCAGGGGTTTCTTCAGCGATCTGACTTAGATATACCTTCGAGATATCATTCAACTGATTCGTAGACATTGTAAGACTCTATTTTTTTCTATACTTATTTATGAATTCTTTAATATTGAAATTTCTTATTTTTTCCTGTCCAGGCACCATAGCTTGTGCATTTTTTCTATATCCAGTGGTTCCGATCAACATATTTGGATGATTTTTATCTCTCATTCTACTCTTCATCCTGACTTCAGTGTATTCCATCACGTCTTTGATCCAAGATTTAAACATATTTTGCTCAGTTGTAAGACAAATAAGATGATTTGCACCTCTACGAATGATTCTACCAACCAATCCTGTGTTTAAACTCTCTACAAGATCACCAATATTGAAGATATTTTTATTAACATAGTTCTCACGAAGTCCTCTTTGATCAAGTCTTGGAGCAATTGTCCATAATTCCTTTACTTCTTTTGCTTTCTTTTTCTTTACCTTCATACCTGTGCGAACCGAATCAAAGATTGCCTGTGCATCAGCATCTTTAACAGCTTTAGGCATTCCTTTCTTAAATGAAGCAAAATCATCATCTGCAACTGCCTTTCTTAACTTAGAAGCAGACATTCCTTCCACTCCTGCAGCATCTGCATCCCTTACACCAGCAGAAATGACCCTAATATTGTCAAAATCATAGAGTTCACCGTTATATTTGGTTGCTAAATTCTCAAATTCTGCTTGTCTGTCTGCACCAACAATGATATTAACGTTCTTATACCCATCTTCAAATGCTGTTGTAAGAACATCAAAGATAGAAACCATCTCTGCATCATTAATAATCTCTTCTTCAAAATCAGGGAACATCTTCTTCATATAAGAGATCTTCATGTCAGGATCAAGTGGATTCTTCTTTGGATCCTGTGTTCTTGATGGATAAATCTTAAGTGCTCCACCTACTGCTGCCTTTCTTGCTGCCTGTAATAGTTTTTCGTGTCCTGCAGTTGGTGGATTGAACCTACCAAATGCTGTTGTGAGTGTATCTCCTTCTGCGCTTCCACCTTCTTCTCCCTCTTCTTCACCTGCTTTTGCCTTTTTAGGTTCTGGTTTCTTCTGTAAAGGTGCTCCTGCTAGATCATCATCAGCACGGCGTCTTGCCATTTGCTGAACTGGACCTACATTCTTAGGTTGTTGCTTCTTAGTGAAAACTAACTTGCCACCTTCTGTCTTAGCAACGAAATTACCACGGGAGTCTAACCAACCACCGTGTCCATCACTTTTTAAGTTTAACTTAGCTGCCTGTGCCGATGCTTGTGAAGCACCTGCCTCCGCTAGAAATTGGAAAAGATTCTTCATACCTATATTTAGTGTAGTTTCATTTCTCAATTATACAATCATCTTGCATCTGGGTAACAAAATCATCAGATAAAGTTGCAAAGAATTGTGGTTGTTGTTTAAAATCACCTTTATATCTTAACTGCAAATCTAAAATAGTAGTTCCATCTTTGGATAATTTATAAAATATCTTTGCAGCATTGGTGGTTTCCTTCTGTGCTTTATCAAATTCCATCTTATATGGTTTTTTATTCCCTGCTAGATTTGCTAGACCACATAATATTGTATGTTGTGGTATAACCTTTGCAGGTTTTAATATTAATTTATCTTTACTAGGATCCTTTTTATTAGGAGAATAATCAGCATATCCAGTCACTAAAGCAAACTCAAAAGACATACTACCAATATCTTTTGCTTTAAGTTTTGTTTGCATTTTAGTTTTTAAAACAATATCAATTAAACTATCAGCAAAATACTCTGCATTATCTTGAATAATATTATTAAATCCCTGATATAATTCATTATCATTTTTTGCCAAGTCTGCATTAATATAATCTCTCAATCCCACTTCACCTTTTTTAGCTGAATCAAAAAAAGTAGTGCCTTCAACAGTTCCATCAATATCACTAAGATCAACTGGTTTATCATCAGAATTAAATCCTTTAATGTTAATCAAATCATATTTCTTACCACCATTAGGAGCTTGAACTTTATGATTCCATATTTCCTCATCACTCATCGTATTAAGATCTTTAATATTAACAATCCCATCTTCTTGTGCCTTTCTAACTACTTTCGGAAAATATGATTGCCGTATTTTATTAAGAGCATTTCTTTGTTTATCAAATTTAGGTCCATCAATAAAAGTAGAATATGCCTTATTAATAATTGTAGGGTCTGCACCTTTTACATTTTTCTTTTTCTTTAAAGAGATTCCATAATAAGTTTCAGAGTCAACTTCTACAACCATATCAGAAGAATTATAATCAAATCCACTTGCCTCACTTTTTAATCTAAAATCAGATACTGCTTGGGGCCATTGAGCACCAGTTAAATAAACTGCAGGAAGAACATCTACATTATCTCCCATCATTTTAATAAATTTTTTAACTCCTATTGCAGCAGAAAATCCTGCCACAATATTAGCAACTAAATCATTTCTTTTTTTATCCTTCAGAGTGGGAGCAGTTTTAAACATTTGTTTAAATCTATTGTCAAGAGGTTTGACATTAGATACTGCTTGTAAACCTTCTGTTGAAGCCCAACTTATTAAATCTCCACCTGTATTATCTTTTACAAGTTCATTTATTTTTGATGTAGGAATCAATAAACCAGCAGCACAAAAAACTTCTGAGGGTTCTAAAGAGGTTTTCTTCTCAGTGCTTTTAGTTGCCATCTATCAATCCTTCTCTGCTTGTGCTCTCTCTTTCTCCATGCGTTTTGTCTCTATAGCTTTACGTCTATCTTCTCTTTCTCTTTCTAAATCCTGTTTGATTTCATCCTTCATTGCCTCTTTCTTTCTATTCTCCTCCTCTGCTTTATCTTTTGCTTCCTGTGCTGCAGCTCTTTGTGCCTTTCTCTTTGCTTCCCATTCTTGCTTTTTCCTTAAAGCTTCTGCATCATCTTGAGCATTACTTTTTTGTTGAGCAGCAAGTTGTTGAGAAGCCCTAGTATTAACTTGAGCACCCTTCTCCTTTATCCTTGCCATCTGATCTTTCTTTCTTTGAGCAAGTAATTCTTTTCTTTGTTGTAAGTCTTCTAGAAAACTACTATACGTCTTCATCTCTTTTTGAAATAGTGGTTAATCACCTCTAATTGATCATGATAACGTGCAATTTTATCTAACTCAACTCCTATTGCCTCAGTTATATCAGAATGTTCTCCAATACCTGCTGGATGCTCAAGATAAACTTCTACATTAGCTTTGTGCTTTTCAATTTCACCAGTAGCATGTGCTGATACTGCTCTAATTAATTGATCCCTCATATGTAATGCCATAATAAACTCCATAATCTAGGAGTATTTATAAATCTCCCTCTGCACGATTTTCTGACTTGTGAACATCAAACTCACCACCAGGATATCTTGCTTTCAATTTATCTACATTCATCTCCATAATCTCATCAAAACTAGTATCAAGTGCCATACATGCCTGTGCAAGATACCAACAAATGTCACCTAGTTCTCTCTTCATATGGAAGATATTATCTTCATTATATGGTTTACCCTGAAGAATAATTTTCTTTACTACTTCAGTAAACTCTCCTGCTTCAGCAGTTAAACCAAATGCAGCAGTGATGAGTGGAGGGATATTACAATCATCCTCCAACTCCAAATTATTCATACGAGTAAGAAGTGCTGCATAATGAACACTCTCATTACTCGTCACTTCTCTTACAAAATCAACATACCTTTCAGTGTCTACAGTCATACCTTTTTCTCCTCTACTAGTGCAGATGATTTACGAAGTTGTTCTAGTGCCGATAGAACTTCGGGGGTTTCTTCCCACTCCCATATTTGATTATGTTGTGGGTTTTTCTTTTCAATTGTATGAGTTTTTAATGTCATTAGTAGGTGTATCCAGCAATGTGTAAATGATCATCAGAAGATGGTTGAGATCCAGCAACATAATTACCAGTAGTTGCTTCTGCATTCGCTTGAGCACGAGCAAGTAATGCTGCTTGACCTGCCTTAATATTCTTACCACCCCATGCTTTAAGAGCAGAGTGTTGTAAAGCACGACCAAAGGAGAACGACATATTCCATTCTCTTCTTTTCTCAAATGTTGCAGAACGATCTACTTTCTGCATCGCATTTAAATAAACAGTTGCTGCCTCTTCAGGTAAACCACCAGAAAGGAATACAACACCAGCAGGTTCTTTAGGAACAGAACGCATTAATACACCAACAGTAGATGCAGATACTCTTCTAGGAGTACGTTCTTCTTCCATCTCACATTCATTGCCAGGAATAGTCATTGCACATTTCAATAATGATCCTTCAAGATATACTCCATCCAAAGCACAAGCATCATAAACTTCTCTATAGATACGTTCTTGATGTATTCTAGTAGTTCCCAATCTATGATCTCCATCCATAAGAACTTCAGGTTCAATAATAGGAACTAAACCTGCTTCTTGTACTATACGAGCATATCTTGCAAGTCCTCTTACATTTTCCTGAATAGCACGTTCTGAAGGACCACCACTTTCATCATCACCATGATGGATTTTAAAAGTTGCTCTCCACTTTGCAAACCTTGCTCCCTGCTTATAATATTCTTGTGCTCTTTCAAGTAAACCATCAAGTCCTGTACAATAAAACTCTCCAGGTTTTGCATTAGGTAGAGTATCAATGATAGGACGTAATCCTGTATCAACTTTAATACCAGGAATAATGCCTTCATCACGGAAATGATCTATGATAAGTCTTTCATCTGCTGCTTTAACACCATAGATACTTGCTTTTTGATATAAAGTTTCTTCATAAAGAATTACACCACTAATATACTGACCCAATCCAGTTGCAGTGGCAAGCATAGTTCTATACTTACGACGATTAGCTTCTGTATTCTTTACACCGATTCCTTCTAATCGTTTACCACACGTTCCATTGGATTCATCTGCAGCAAGAATACCTTTTCCTTTCCTTACCAACTTTTTAGCAGTTTGTGTAAGTTCTTCTTTATACTGTTCTAGTGTCATGATTTGTCAAATTTAAAGTCTTTAAATGATTTCTTCGGTTTTTCCTTAAAATTATACTCCTCCTCTTGCCCACTGTCAACTATATCTTCTTGAGCACTTTGTTCACAATCATATAATCTCATCTTAGCACGATCAATACCTACTACAAACCGTTTGAAAACAGTAGGATCATTATATCTGTTCTTTAATTGCTTCACCATTATCTGATTCAACCCCTCCAACTCTTCTGTAGAAATAAGGGCAAACATAAGGTCAGCAGTAGCAGGGAGTCCAAAAGATTCAGAGGTGTCAGTGAGGTCAACATCACTACTACCGTAGCCGCTACGAGTAGTTTGAGTGGCAGATACAATCGGAAGGTTCGCCTCAACTGCGAGACCCCGTAATTCTTCTGCGATTGCTTTGATGTATGAGTAGGAGTTGACATTACTTCCTGCTCTATATCTTGATGAGGCACAGATATTCAAATAATCTATGAATATTATATCAGGTTTGAATGATTTTTTCAATGCTAACTCTTGTAGCAATGCTTTGAAGTGACCACTATGTGCAGACGCAGTAGGGTATTCTTTTATAATTAATGTTCCTTGAGTCTTTTGAGCAAGATTAGTTACCTTATTCTCAAACATTACTTTAGGAAGATCTGTTATGTCTTGTATAGGAACATTAAGTAAGTTAGCATCGATCCTCTCCGCAATCTTTTCCTCTGCCATTTCGAGAGTGATATAGAGGACGTTTTTTCCTTGGAGCAAAGCTGAGCTTGCCACATGGCACATAAATAAAGACTTTCCAACCCCTGTGCCAGCAAGAGCAATGTTGAGAGTCTTATTCGGTAACCCACCTTTCGTAATTTTATTAAAGAATTCGAGATCAAATTCAATCTTGTCTTCCTTCCTATGGTACGATTCATACCTTGCTTCATAATCGATTAAGTAATCATGTCCTACATTAGTATCAAAACTAACTCCTAATGCATCTGATAGAATTGTAGGAATACTATCTCTATTTTTCTTCTCATCATTTCCATCCGCAATATGAATGGATTCCATCAATGCCAAATATATAGCACGATCCCGACACCATTTCTCCGTAGTATTAACTAACCATTCAAATTCTGATGGTTGTTCATCCAAATTACTAATTAAGTTAGTAATTTCTTTAAAAGAATCATCAGTAATATCCTGCCTTTTCTCTGTCTCAATACAAAGAACTTCTTTAGTTGCAGGTTTATTATAATCATCTACAAATTTAACTATCTCTTCAAAAACAATTTTCTGATTTCTATCCTCAAAATAATCTGCCTTAACAAAAGGAATTACCTTACGAACATACTCCTCATTATGAAGTAAGTTTTTTAATACTAGGAATTCAACAGTATCCATTTAAGAACCATAACTAAATTCTTGTCGTGCAATCTCATCAAGAGCTTGCATTACTTCGTCAGTAAAGTAAGTATCTGGTTCGGCAAGAATTTGTTTAGCATATATCTTCTTTCCATTAATTTCATATCTTCCTGCAACATTCTTCCACAGTCCTCCAAGTTCACCTAATTCTAAAAGACCATAATACTTATCCAATCCACGATCATCAAAATAAAGACGAATACTTACATCCTTATTTTCTTTACTGAGTCTCGACTTTGCTGTCTTAGCTTTAATAATGTTACCAACAACTTCCGTCTTATCCTTTTCCTTTTTCTTTGAAAGATAAATGATCGTAGACGCGGCATATTTGAGACCAGAGCCTCCTCCCATTTCTTTAGTCGGGACATAAGATCCAATGACATCGTAGGTATGGTTTGTTACTATGAGTGGAATGTTTGCTTGACCAAGTTTTAATGTAAGCATTCTAAATGCACCCTTCACAAGTTGGGATTTGGTCATGTCCCTTACTTGCTTATCATCTAGTGCATCTCTAATCTCTTTCTCTGTAGAAAGCATACCCAAAGAGTCTAACACAAACATACAAGGTTTGCGTTCATCTTCAGTCATTTTCATATATTTATCAACTGCCTTAAGTGCCTTAACCCTAAACTCTTCAATGGTTACGACATTAACAACAACCAATCTATTCAAATCAATCCCACGAGACTCAAGTAATCCTTTATTAACAGCAGCCTCAGTATCGAAATAAAGACAGTAACCATCAGGGTTATTGTCCAAAAAGTTCTTGACCACTGCGAGGGAGAAGTAAGTTTTGCCAGTACTGCTTTCACCAGCGATGGCAGTAATCTTATTACTAGATACACCACCAAAAATGGAACCACTAACCAGTCCGTTAAAGATGTACGAACCTGTGTCGATGAATCTTTCTTCTTCTTCGATGTCTGCTGCGAGTTGGGTGTAGTCATCACCAATTTCTTTTACTATGTCTTTCAGAAAATCCATGTTTAAAATATACGAACGTTAGTGGCAAGACCAAGTTTCTTTAATACTACTATATGATACCACGTTAAGTCAATCTGTCCACGTTGTAATCCTTGTTTAGCAGAACTTGGATATGCATGGTGATTATTATGCCAACCCTCACCAAAGGTTAATGCTGCTACCCACTTATTGTTTCGTGAGTTATCCTCAGTATCATATGGTCTTTCTCCCCATGTATGAGTTGCAGAATTTACTAACCATGTCACATGATACACTACAGCTAACCGTAGAAATATACCCCATAACACATAAGACCATCCACCTAAAAGATAAAGTGTAAGACCTAGAGGGATTTGTAGAAAGAGAAAATATTTATCTAACCATCTGAAATAAGGATCTTGTCTTAGGTCTGCTGTATATTTGCGAACATTATTCTCAGCAGGAACATCAACAAACATCCATCCTATATGACTCCACCAAAATCCTTTATTCATATCATGTGGATCTGGGTCAGTATCAGAATACTTATGATGCTGACGATGTATTCCCGACCAAGTAATAGGTCCATACTCTGCACTTAATGCTCCACATGTAGCAAAGAATCTTGCTAACCATTGAGGAACCTTAAATGATCTATGTGATAATAACCTATGATACCCTAGAGTTACACCAAGACATGCTGTTACCCAATAAAGAATAAGAAGAGTTGCCACTGAACCCCAACTCCAAAACTGGGGAAGCAGTGCAACTCCTGCAAGTAAATGTATTACCAGCATGAATATAATAGTTGGCCACTTTAACATAATCCTCCACGATAAAGCACTGTTTGGAAAAGTTTATTCCCCTTATGGACATTTTCTTCCCAATCAGATGCTGAATTTTCATCAGCAGAATCAGAAATATACTTCCAACTTCTGAAAGCAACTTCTTCTTTAAGGCAAGTTTTGGCAATAGCATATGCTTCCATATCTACAATATCACAAGATATTTCTGGTTTACTGGTTGCAAATTTGTCACCACTACCACAAACTATACCACTTTCACCTATCATTATACCATCTTCAAAGGGTGTTTGTCCAAGCTCACAACTTAGTGCTCTTGCATCCATATCTCTATCAACATATCCAGTCACTTCTACAAGTCCAGTAATATCACTTACAGTTCCAGCAGAACCAAAATTAATAATAAATTTATGCCCATCATTAATTGCTTTCATTGTAGCAATCGTGGCATTTACTTTACCACACCCACTCAAATAAATGGGATACCCTTGTATCCCTTCTGCTTCTTCGGGTAGAGCAATAACAAGTGCTGCCATTAAATCACCATACCTTTTTCTTCACGAAGAATTTTCTTATATGGACCATCTGGATTAAGTTCTCTCACTTCCTTAACTTCTTTTAGTAAATGATAAAGTCTAGCATCACCTCCCAATGAAAGTGCATTGACTATTGTTGCCAAATCTTTGTCGTTAATAGGTAAGTCCATTTAGGTAAAAAATGCCTCTAAGGTTACAGTTTTTTCTACATTCCAACCAATCGCATCAAGAATGATTTTGAGTGGTTCTAAGAAGGATTTGTCAAATTGTAAATCGTAATCAACATACTTGTTAAGACCGATCTCACTAGGAAAGTCCTGAATAAAAGAAATAATATTCTCATGAATAATATTGGGTTTTTTCAGGTAACAAAATTTGACTTTTTCTCCATTCTGAATGAGGGAATACTTATTATCTAACTTATGTTTTTTGACATAATGGTTATACAATAATGCACCCCGTATATGTATAGGAGTTCCTTTTGCATATATTGTAGAATGTGCTTTATACTTTTCTACATCAGATGCAGAACGGGGAAAGGATATATCTTCAGGTGGAAGTTTCCTAAAATCCTTACGGGACTTTTCAATAAAGTCAATAACCTCATCTTCTGTACCATTCATCATTATCTTTAGGGCATCCTTAATCATAGTTCGACAAGGTGCAGGAGTAGAAGACTTAACTGCTTCAATACCCATCATCTTTAACTTAGGTTCTTCATATCTCACACCCTCACTATCCCATACATTTAAGATATATCTTTTCTTAGCAGTCCATATACCACGTTCAGCAATGTTCTCTCTCTTCATAAACATCTTCTGATCATAAGCATTCACGTAGTCGGCCAACGCTTGGTAAGAACCCTCAATAAAAGGCTCAAATTCAGTTTCACACACCTTATTAAGGAAAGAGACAACGCCTTCATTAGTTTTCTCTCTCCCCTCGTATACAGCGTCAACCAAAGGCCCCAAATTAAGGTAAATGGAATCAGTATCTGAAGCAATAACATAATCAACATCCTCGGTTTTTAAGATCTTATTGATCTTATTATTCATTTTATTCTCTATCCAACGTATGGATACTTGGCCAGACAAAGTAATTGCTTCTGCATTAGCAAGTTTGTAATACCTGAAGTACTGATTGCCGATAGCACCATAAGCACTATTAAGGGCAATCTTCTTCGCCATCTGGATATTGTTACACCTAGCAATCTCCTTTGTGAGAGCATTGGACGGGTTCTTCTCATACTCCTGCTTTGCCTGTAACATCTTCTTCTTGAAGACAACACGATCTCCATACATCTTGTCCATAAGTTCAGGAAGGAACCCACGCACATCCTTCCTATATTGCGCTCCATTCGCACAAACTGCATAATCTCCATCAAATTCACACTCCTGTTTTAAGATCCTTTCAACGCTCGCACTGGGATGTCGAGTCTCCCTGATGGTCTCTGGGGAAATGTTATATTGCATAATAAGATGAGGATACAAGCTATTGAGGTCAAAACTAACCACCCAATCATACTTTCCTGGTTTCGGTTCCTTGACATAAGCACCTGCGTATTTTTCGTTTTTTGCTGATCTATTCTTTGGAGGAATAACTATATTCCTCTTCTTCAAATAGTTATAAATGATGGTATCCCACATTCGCACCTGATAGAACACATCATTATAATTAACCTTAGCCTCATATGCCATAGTAAGAGCAAGCTCAATAAGCTTCATCTTACCTTCAAGACGGTCAACAAGTTCAACGTCAATTATATTATATTCAATATACTTCTGCCAACCCTTTGTGTAGAAGTCCTTAAATGTATCAAACTCACTGTGGTCTAACTTCTTCTGTCCAAGTTCTACACTAGCAATATAATCCAACCTATAAGACTCTTGTGCCTTGTAAGTAAACTTCTTATAAAGATCAAGATAATCTAACTGAGTTACACCACCAACATCAAATGTTATATGCCTACGACCTTTAATAAATGTTTCTCCTTCTGAAACAAGACCCCAAGGAGAAAGTCTCTTCATCAACTTCTCACCCAGAATCCTATCAATCCTACGAGCAATATAAGGAATATCATATAGTTGTATGTTCCATCCTGTAATAACATCTGGAACATCTTGCATCCAATAATTAATGAACGATGTTAGAAGTTCATGCTCAGTGGGGCAATGATGATATGTTACATCTTTCCTATTATTCTTAAAGGGTTTGCTACCCCAAGTAATGATCTGCTTAGTTGTGTAATCCTGTATTGAAATTGCCAAGATCTCTTCAGAGCAAGATTCAACGTCTGGGAAACCGTGCTCAGACGCAACTTCAATATCCAAAGTAACAAGCTTAATTTTAGATATGTCAAACTTGATTTCATCCTCTGGGTATTTCTCTGAAATATATTGGTAAATATACCGATCATTCCCATATATCTCAAATCCCTCCACATCCTCATACTTCTTATAGAAGTCACGGCAATCTCTAACCGTGCCTGGATTAATTGGTTCAACTGGTTCTCCACTCAACGTTTTATATTTAGACTTTCCTTTAGATTTGACAAATAGAGTGGGGAAGAACTCATCTCTGTGCTCATACCTCTTACCATTATCAACTCCACGAACCAAGAATTGGTTTCCAATTAATTGGACATTAGTATAAAATTTCATTATGCTTTCAATTGAGAATCACTAAGAAAGGAACACCACCCTGAGACAATATATTTTGTTTGTGAAGGTGAGGGTAAACCATGATGTGGATGCGTCCAATATGCTGGCCATATTAACATATCCCCTACTCTAGGTGCAAACTTTTTGGATTGAGTAGGAAACTCTGTCTCTCCACCATCCGTCACATCATTAAGATAAATCATCCATGCTATCAATCTTCTTTCTCCATCCCCATTCCTATGCCCACTATTCTCACAATGAGTTTGAAAATATGCTTCTTTCGGTAAATACTTTTTTATTTTAAAATAAGAAGTAACATCCCAAATAAAAAGTCTCTCAAGAAATGGATAGTCTTTTTTATATTTCCCAATATTATCAACCAAACTTCTATCAACACTAGAAAAATATTCACGTTGTGAATCTAATGAATGAATAGGAATATACATTTCACTACACTTTTTTTTATTATAATCTACTTCCCCAACACCCATTGTACCATCTTCATGATAATCTTTATTAGATTCATAAAAATAAATCAAAGATTTGCATTCTTCCAATGTTAATGTATTTTTAGCATGATAGATAAAATCCTTTACCATTTCATTTAGTAAGATCTAGGTATTTTTCAAGTAAGGTGGGAGTAGGTTCTGCAAGAGTAAGTATCTTATCAGAACTAATCATGAATATATCATCCTTAGTCACATTCAGCAACCAAGGTTCTAGAGTTTGATTTTCTTTAATTGTAAAAGGATTGACCATCTTACAATCAGGTGCTCCTATATCAACAGCAGCAACTTCAACTAACTCACTTATCAGAATCTGATTTGTCGTTAGATGAATTATCTTTATTAGTCGGTCCATTTTTTGTTACATCCTCAATGTACATGTCTTTTAAAGCAGGTGATGGTTCAACCATAGTAATTAACCAATCAGCAGTTACAGGAATTCTAGTTTCTAGAGTCAAAGGCATCCAAGGAAAAAGAGAAACCTCATATCCAGCTTTTTTTGTATTCCCATCAGATGGTTGTTGTTGAGGGTTCCTCATTTTAACAACACAAGGTTTCTCAAAGAAATATCCTATAACCCTACCTTCTGGTCCCTCCTGAGTACGCATCTCAGTAAGGTCTGTGATAATATCTTCTCCAGATTTAAGAAGGCATAATTTAATTGTCATAATTTAAGTCCAACGTGTAACTGTTAATTCTATGGAGTTATCATCCATCTCCCACTCCTCCTGAACTTGGAATCCCATTTCTTTTACTGTATTATGTACAGTCATTCTAGCATACTGTTGTGTAACTTTGTCAAGGAATCTTGCTGGTGGGACTGGATCTTTCCAAGTTTGTATGTCTGCTACTAATTCATATACACCTTCTTGGTTTAAACGAAACCCAATATCATTACCTATAGAAACATCAACTTTTACTTTTTCATGTTGATGATCGAGAGGATTTACTAGTTCTTTATTCTCCTGAACATCATACTGTAAAAGTTCTAATGCTTCAATCAACTGTGGTTTGTGTTTGATCTTGGTTTTGACTGTGCTGAAGTGCGACATTGTTAGAATAGAATTCGGGTTTAAATTGACGAGTTTCTAAAGTTCCAAGTTTCTCCTCTATCTGTTTAGTAAGTTCTACACATTGATGAGAAGTAAAACCAGTAGCTTCTTCGGTTACATGACCGTCTTGTCTAATGGTAAACTTAAGGGTTTGTTGTTCAGGCATTTGTAATCTTCTGTAAGAGATTTTTCTTTACTGGTTGCTTCTCTGCAACTACTTCCTTAACCTCCTCTACTGGCCATGGAACGTCATACTCCCAATGCTTTTCTG